TTTTGTTTGCTGTTCTGAATCAAATAAATTTACAATTGTTTGGCATTAGTTTGAATAGTGGTTTGATTTGTGTTTCCCAATCAAAACCTGCTAATCCACAACCAATTCTTGTAATTAAAAAATTATATTCTCTGTGGTTATTTGCAAAAAGAATAAATTTATCTACTCCTTGTTTTACTTCTTCTAATTGTACTGAATTTATCCAAGGACGTAATTCTTTAGTGATTATAGCGTAGGATTGTCCCTGAAGTCCTTCAGGTTGTCCATAGATAGCACCATAATTTTTACGAGCAGTTAATGCTGCTCCTTTACCATGTCTACCTTCACGGTTTGATCCAAATACAAAGATATTTGTTGTCATGATTTGATTGTTAGATCAAGTTCAGGGATATAAAGAGCTTTACAGATTAGGTCATCATTCCAACCTATAGCTACAATATCTGTTGCTATGGCTTTGAATACTTTTAGTTTGTAATGACAGTGTTTTTCTATTGTTAGAAGTATATTAGCTTTGTTTTCTGTTGTACATGCATGGATATAACCTCTGTGCACATCTTTATTTGTTGGATATTCATTTTTTCTTTTTGGATTTGTTTTAGGAACTAGTATACCTGTTTTTGATATTGGTGTTCCTCTATAAAGTGTTGTCCAGTTTTTATTATCAGATGTTTCCATTACTTTCCAGCAATAAGCTGATGGAATGGGGTTTTTAACAAAGGATCGTTTGACGGTTAAACACATGTTTAGTTCCTTTATATATGGTGGTGCCCGAGGTCGGAATCGAACCGACAAGCCATAGGCGAGGGATTTTAAGTCCCTTGTGTTTACCAATTTCACCACACGGGCATTAACAGCTTGAAGAATCCTAATATAAAACTCTTTAAGCTGGTCACGGTGGGTTGTGACCGACCTAATCTAATTAATTGGCCTCGCAGGAGAGACTCGAACTCCCAACCCCAAACTTAGAAGGTTTGTGCTCTGTCCAGTTGAGCTACTGCGAGATTAAGTTAAGGAACTATACCACTATAGTTTTCACTACCACTCGTCACCTTTTGGTAAGGTTATCATAAGTGTTTGTGGTCTGGACTTTGTCTTTACCCTTATGTAATTCTAATACCTTATTTCATCTGAACGCACAGAATCGTATTAAATGCTGTTGCGGCAGCTTTGAATTACATTTTAGGTACTTCCCGTTAAGTCTCTACACCTTCCTATTTTAGTCTCTTTCGAGTCCCTCCAGTTAAGGTTAGGATTAGGCTTGGCTCGGCGTTGGCATTTCACAGTTACCATACGTTAAAGGATCTCGTGAGAGAAGCGTTCGCCGACTTTGAGAAGATTCACCCAACCTTGCATCTCCGTCCGATTCCATTGCTGGATTGTTTTGAGAAGTTCACGGACAAATACTGTGAGGTTGCTTTACCGTCTTTCGATTGCACTGTTACGCCTCTATGCGTTCGTCTTACTGCAAGCCATTAGGCCCCATCATAGACTGACTACTAGTGCATTTTTCGGTGGTGCCCTTTAAATCTTTTTACTATCGTTCGTTAATTAAACGAGCACGATCTTCCAGTTTAAATCCTTGGTGTTTATTGTGATGAGTAATTAACACCTCACGAAGAGGAGCAAGGATTTTTGCTTGATGGTGTTGGGCACATCCTTCTGTCTTACAATGACCAGAAACCATCGTGTTGATTTGTCCACGAGTTTTTCCATGGAACATTTCATGACCTTTGTTAGTTACAAGCATGATGATGTTATTCCTTTACATGGTTAAAATTCAACTTCGATTTCTTTGTCTTCGGATGGGACACGTTTCCAAACAGAAGAAACATAGGTTCCATCTATTGCCCTGAAAAAAGTGCCTGAATCGGTTATCCACGCCAACAGTTTCACCTTCTTGGTCTTTGGCTTGTCGCGGATTTCGTAGTTATTTATCGGCAGTTTCCAACTCCATATTGACGTATCTTTATGGCTAACCCAATCACTCCATGCTTGCTCTCCATCGGAGTTATATCCTAAATGCCGAATCTGCTTCGTCGGGTCTTTAGCAGCGGCCTTCAATTCAGCATAGGGATCGGCTTCTTTGATGATGCGATAGCAAAGAATTCCGCCAATCGTTTTGTTTTCCAGCTTGTGTCCGCCTGGGATATCAACTGGTTGCGGATCGTAAACGGGAAGCCAGCCTTCGGGGTCGGGGACTACGCGGTATTCGTGGTTATTGTAAAAAGCTGGACTCTCATCAAGTATCCATATTTCGTGGAATGGGTGATAACGAGCAATTTTCCATCCATCAAGCCACGCGCGGCGTGAGTACCAATGCTTGCGATGAGTCATTTTTTATTACTCCCAGGACGTTTATAGCCGGTCCAATTTTTCCGGCTGTCACTGATCATCCGGCTGTAGTCTGCCCGGCGGATGTTCAGACGTTTTTGAGCTTTGGTTTCTCCTCGTTGTTGAGGTTTTGTAGTCATGTGATTTCCTTTGAAATGTTTATGCACATTATATATGACCGACCCCAGGTCTGGGTTACCTCCTCCCTTTATAGGGGAGGAGATTTGAAGAAGGGGGATTGCTCCCCCAAGCTAGTTACAGAGAGAAGGCTGGCTCGTGTCCACCGTCTCCATCTTCCTCGTTGTCGGTACCAAACTCATGACCGACCTCACCCTCGTACTTGCTACTATCGTAGTTGATTTCACCGATGGTGAGGTTAGCCAAGCCGAGCTTGTTGATGTGGGTGGCGATGATGGCATCCATGTTGCGGAACTGGCGAGTTTTGATCCAGTCTTGTTGGAGTGCGAGGATACACATGGTTGCACATAAGCCATCTGCTCCCTCACTATTCAGTTGACGACGAAGTGCAACACGGGCCAGTTTGGGACTGTCTGTTTTGGCGAATTGGCGAAGGACTTCCGTACCCCAATCGGTTTTCATTTCTTTGTCCAATTCAAACAGGTCGCTGATGCTACCACCACGGTAATGACGTGAGCCAGTTTCAGTGAAGGCATGGGCACCGATGACGGACATGTAGAAGGGCAAAGCAAAGGCCATCTGGGGTACGAATTGACGGGTGATGGCACGGGCCAATTGGCTCTTGTCTTGGGTGAATTCACAGAGCTTGACCAAGCTGATGGCGTTTTCGACGGGGTATTCCGCAGCGACTTCCAGCAGTTGTTTGCTCATCTTCTCTTCTTCGGAGACAGAGGAAGCAATGGTAGAAACGAGTTTGGCATATTGGGTAGACATGATAAAGTTCCTATTAAGGTTAAATGAGGCAACTCGCCTCACACACAAGGCCGAATGACCGACCTTGTGTATGTGAAAAGCTACGTTTTATCCGGCACACGCTTTGCAGATAGCAGCACCACCTCCACCCCATTTGGGAGGATTCATCCCATCTCCCTTGGTGCAAGTGTCACAAGGAGAAGAGAGATCAACTCCATGGTGACATTGGGTGTTGTCTTTGTACAGCAGATAGTGGTGAGTATGACCGTCCTTGTCAAGTTCACATTGAACACCAGCAGTGTTGGGCAATTGAGGGATATTAGTCATTGTCGATAGTCCATTGACAGGGTGAAGGATAAAAGATGCTATTTAAGTGTGTAAAGCCTAATTTCTTCAGGCGTTCTATCTCCTTAGTGGCAGCTTGGGTGGATATGTCAAAGAGCTTTAATGTGAAGGGTTTACCTACTTGGTTTAGTCCTTTGACATCCAATGTACCGTTGTACCAGTTTAACATGGTTAGCTCCAGAAGTTACGGCGAACATTAAGTAAAGCATCAGGTTCTTCTTTATTGTCATTGACAATGTATACATCAGGTGACCGACCTGGATATTTGTTGTTCCTTGTGGTGTACCAGTTGATGAACACAATTCCACCACATACGATGATGGCGTATGCAACCATGATCCAGAAAGCGTAGTCAAAAGCAGACATGATGATCTCCAATAGAATTAGGAGGGGGCGAATGCCCCTCCTTGTATTAAGAAATAGAGTGAACCTTCACCTTAATCCAATTGTACTCGATGAGGATTAGTTTAAGGGTAGATTCACTGATAAGGCTACCCTTTTTGTAAAGAGTACCATCAATGAGTTTGACTTTACAAAGTAATTGATAGGTCATACTGATCTCCAAGTTAATAACTTACGAATGTTGGAAAGGGCATCAGGTTAAAAGGGAGTGTCGTTGTCGAAGAAATCAAACAAACCCGAAATAGTAAGTTCAAGCATGAAGAATGTAGCTAGAGCGTCATCATGTGCAGTGGAAGCCATTTTGAAAAGATTGAGATAGATGGTATAGCGATTCATAATTAACTCCTGGATAATAATAAAAACCCTCCTCAAGATCGAAAGGTTAATATAAAAATAATAACCTCCTTCTTCGGAGGAACCCCATTAGTATCGGAGAAGCGGAGCAAGTCAAATAGATTCTTGTTGTTTATGGAGCGGAGCCAGCCTTATCGGCGTAGCGAAGGAGCGATAGCGACAAGAATGTATTTTACTTGTGAGCATTCGGAGATAGCACACCGGGGTTCCGAAGGGGGAGGATAAATAAAGAAGCCTGCGCCAGCGGGCGAAGAACAGATGGAGAGACAAAGGTAGATAGGGATGTATGACCGACCAAGGATTAGTTATGGGATGAAGATAGAGTATGGATTAGCAATAGGCTCAGGAAGGTACCTGAGGAGTCATAGGATCAATTAGAATTGAAGGGTGTATGGGTAGGTATGGATAAGCGTTATTAAATCCATAGGAGAGTGATATGTGAAGACAAGGTAGCTCTTTGATTTTGTAATGCCAAGGTTACCAACCAGTAACATATGTGTTACATATTGCAACAATTACCCCCTTGTGTATACATATAAATATATAGAGAGTTTAATCTTTATACTTAGAGGGGGTAGGGGGGAAACATTTTGATTGAGTTATATTGTGAGACCATCAATAACACGATTTTTATACTTTTTGAAAAAGAGGGTAGGGCAAGCAAAGCTTGACTGGTAGGGGTATAAGATACTCTGATCTCGAACACAATATTAGCTTGACATTTGGCTCGGGGTCTATAATTATAAAAGCGAAGCTTACCTGACCCCTCGCATAACGTAGTTCATACATATATAGATATTTATATTATTATTATTATAATACTATTACTATATATATATATATAACTATATACTTTACCTGAGTTCCCTAACATTTACCCTCGCCCTGAACATAATGTAATTATACACTTTTTTTCAGGAAAAAGCAAGTATTATTTTCTATTTTACAAAAATAGTGTATCTTTTTTGCAAATACGTAAATATTACTTGACATTCTTAAAACAAAAGAGTATAATGCGCATTCTTTACAAATTAGAAAGGTAGGGTAGTTCTACGGGATATTATGTCTATGTCAAAAATCGTAAGACAAAGCAAGGACAACCAGGACACTGGAGTGAGAAAAAGAAGATAGAGTGTCTTACTACTTATCTTACTACAGGTAAATTATCATTAACGTCAGCAATGACAGGTGTACCAGTAGAAACATTACGAGTCTGGAAAAGATCAGACTGGTGGGCTACACAAGCTGCGGAGATGCAGCAAGAAAATAATCTTGAACTTGACCAGAAATTAACAAAGGTCATGGACAAAGCATTAGATCAAGTAATGGATAGACTTGAAAATGGTGAGTATATGTATGATCCTCGTACTGGTAAGGTAAAACGAATACCAGCTAAACTACGAGACACCGGAAAGATTCTCAATGATATGATTGATAAAAAGCAATTGATAAAGAAGACTGTTCGAGATAATACTGATACTAAACAACAAATAACTGCGGATCACTTAGTACAGCTTGCAAGAGCTTTCGCTGAATTTTCCACTGGAAAGAAACAGGATGAGAAACCTTCTCAGATAATTGAGGGGGAATATAAAGAACATTTAGAAGAACTTGGTGTTGAAGAAGGATACACAGAAAAAGGAAAGTGAAACTTACTATGGCCTGCAAAACGAAAAAGAATAAGTCTCCTCCCAAAAGGAAATAATCATGCCGTTCATGACTAACGGAAAACGAGATTATAAAAAAGAATTATCTTGGGAAAAGAAAAAGAAACCCAATCGGGTAAAAGATAGAGCAGATAGAAATAAAGCTCGTAAGGAGTTAGGCTTGAAGGTTGGAGACCCACGTGATGCAGGACATAAGAAAGCAATCTCTAAGGGTGGTAAGACCACTCTTGCTAATCTGTTTGCTCAGAACGCCAAAGAGAATCAAAGCTTCTCTAGGAATAAAGACGGTAGTATGAAGTCTGAGACCTCGAAGAGAGAAAAGAAACGGAAATAAAAATGACAATTGAGCTTACAAAAGATTTAATACATGGCCTTGTAGGCTCTTGTCTTGTACAGGGTTTTGACGGTAGTAAACCTATTCCTGCATTCCATGATGAGATGTGGGAACTCTGTTGTAGTAAATATAAATATATAGCTATGGCTGCTCCCCGAGGTCATGCTAAATCTACTGCTATTACTCTTTCCTATACCCTAGCTGCTGTTTTGTTTAGACAACGCAAGTTTGTTGTTCTAGTGTCTGATAGTGAATATCAGGCATCTATGTTCCTCGGACAAATTAAAGTAGCTCTCCAGGAAAATGAAAGTATAATAAACCTATTCCATATAAAAAGAAATGAAAAAGGAATAGTAGAATTTGATAAAGAAACAGAAACAGATATAATTGTTTCTACTGAAGATGGACATAAATTTCGTATTATTGCGAAAGGCTCAGAACAGAAATTACGGGGTCTTCTTTGGAATGGACAAAGACCTGATCTAATGGTTCTAGATGATATGGAATCAGATGAACAGGTTATGAACAAAGATAGACGTGATAAGTTTAAGAGATGGTTCTATGGTGCTCTTATGCCTGCTCTTTCTGAGCATGGGATAATCAGGTACGTAGGTACGATTCTACATCAAGACTCCATGCTTGAGAATCTAATGCCTAAGGATAGCGGACCATACACAGTTATTGATGAACTTAAAACTTATCAAACTAAATACGCAGGTCTCTGGAGATCAGTTAAATACCGAGCACATAATGAGGACTTTTCTCAGATACTGTGGTCGGATAGATGGTCTAAAGAGACACTAAAAGAAACAAAAGAAGATTATTATTCTCGGGGTTTACCAGAACAATACTCTCAAGAATACCTAAACATCCCTGTTGATCCAACCACAGCCTTCTTTAGACGTGGTGATTTCATCCCAGAACAAATTGAAGATAAGAAAAAATCATTAAACTATTATATAGCGGGTGACTTTGCTATTTCTGAACGAGAAAGAGCAGACTATACAGTCTTTATTGTTGGTGGAATGGATGAAAATGGTGTTCTACATATAAGAAATATTATTCGTGGTCGTATGGATGGTGAAGAAATCATTACAACCCTTCTTGGACTACAAAAAGTATACCAACCTCTTGCTTTTGGCATTGAGGAGATGCAAGTTTCTAAGGCTCTTGGCCCTTATTTAAGAAGAGCCATGATAGAGCAGAATGTTTTTCCAACAATCGAGCTTATGAAACCTGCCAGACAAGACAAATTAACTCGTGCTCAGAGTATTCGTGCAAGAATGAGGGCTGGTGGAGTTAAATTTGATAAAAGTGCTGACTGGTACACTACTTTAGAAGATGAATGCCTTGTTTTTCCTCGTGGAAAACATGATGACCAGGTGGATTCTCTTGCTTATCTTGGATTACTCCTAGATAAATTTGTAGAAGCACCCACAGAAGAAGAATTAGCTGAAGAACAATATAGAAGAGAAGTAGAGGAATCTGATTCTCTTGATGATGGACGAAACGAGGACACTGGGTATTAATGAAAATACAAAAATTACTAGAGTTAGACAACATTGCCTCTAAACTCGATAAAGACGAGTTAGAAAAGATAGGTAGAGATGTTGTTGAGGGGTATGAATCCGATCTCCAATCTAGAGAACCTTGGGAAAAGGACATTCAGAAATGGACAGAGCTTGCTTTACAGATAAGTAAAGAAAAGACATACCCTTGGCCTAAAGCATCTAATGTTAAATATCCTTTGCTTGCCACTGCTGCTATGCAGTTTGCTGCTAGAGCATATCCAAGTCTTGTTCCATCTGATGGAAAGATTGTTAAAGTTGCTATAGTTGGTTATGATCCGCAAGGTGAAAAAACAGATAGAGCAGAGAGACTTGGAAAGCATATGTCTTACCAAGTTATGAATGAAATGGATGATTGGGAAGAGGATATGGATAAACTCCTCTTATCTCTCCCTATTGTTGGTACTATATTTAAAAAGACTTATTGGAATTCCGCAAAACAGAAGAATCATTCTTGTTTAGTATTCCCTAAGAATTTAGTTGTTAATTATTGGGCTAAGTCATTAGAAGATGCAGAACGAAAAACAGAATGGTTTGAGCTTTCTCCTAGGAAAATTAAAGAGAAGCAACTCTTGGGTATTTATAGAGATGACGTGGATTTGGCTACAGCCACATCTCATGCATTCCCAGAGGATAAAATTAAAGACGTTACACAGAGAGTATCTAAAGATGACGAGACAACACCTTACCTTATACTGGAACAACATACATACCTGGATTTGGACAAGGATGGTTATAGTGAGCCCTATATTGTCACAGTTGAGTACACAAGCCGTAGTGTGTTGCGTATTGTTGCTCGCTTTACTGCTGCTGACGTAAAGCAAAACGATAAAGACCAAGTAATATCTATTGAACCATTAGAATTTTATACAAAATATTCTTTTATCCCTAATCCGGATGGTGGTTTCTATGATATTGGTTTTGGTCGTTTACTCGGCACTATTAATGCTTCTGTTGATACTATTATTAATCAGCTTATTGATGCTGGAACACTATCTAATCTACAAGCGGGTTTCCTTGGAAAAGGACTTCGCATTAAGATGGGAGAATCAAAGTTCCAGCCGGGAGAGTGGAAAACTGTAAATGCTACAGGTGATGATCTGAAGAAACAAATTCTTCCTTTACCTGTTAATCCTCCTAGCGAGGTTCTTATGAACCTTCTACAATATTTAGTGCAGTCTGGTAGAGACCTTGCTTCTGTAGCTGAGATTTTTGTCGGTAAAATGCCAGGACAGAATACCCCAGCCACAACAACAATGGCTAGTATTGAACAGGGAATGAAAGTATTTACTGCTGTATATAAGCGTATCTATAGATCATTAACAAAAGAATTTAGAAAATTATATAAACTTAATCGCCAGTATCTTGATCCAAAAGAGTACATTGCTGCTCTTGATGTTGAGATTCAACAAAGCGATTACCTTGGTGATGAGAATGATGTGGTTCCAGGAGCCGATCCTGCTGCTGTATCTAACCAAGAAAAGCAACAAAAAGCACAAGTATTGTTACAAGCTATGGGCTTAGGCACATTGAATGTAATGGAAGTAACTAAGTATCTGTTAGCTGCACATGAGATACCTGCACTAGAGAAGTTCTTACAAGAGCCACAACCTCAACCTGATCCTAAAATAGAAGAGATGAAGATGAAGGCTCAGATTGAGCAACAAAAAGCTCAGTCTAAGATGCAACTTGATCAAATTAAAATGCAGATTACTATGGCGGAAGGAGAGCAAAAACTAAAACTCGAACAACAACTCAATGAGATGGAACTTAAGTTTAAGTATATGGAACATGCCTTAGAGGCACAAATGGCTGCTTCTAAGGCTTCTCAAGATATGCAAATAGCTGGTGCTGATCATGCTGCTAATATGATTAGAACACAACAAAGTCATACGCAACAAATGGAAATTCAGAAAGAACAGGCTAAGAATAAGCCTACTCCTAAAGGTAAAGATACTAAATGACTAAAGAAGATTGGTTAGTTTGGAAAAGTGATCCAATAACAAAAATGTTTTACGAAGCTTGTGAAGAGCGTATAGAAGACGCTAAGGAATTATTAGTTAATAGTGCTGGACTAGAGCCAACCCAAGATAATTTCTATAGAGGTTTTGTATATGCTTATAGAGAAATGCAAGATTTCCGTGTTGAGGATGAGGAACAAAACGTATGAAGATTGTTCCTATCCTTCACCGAATAGTAGTAAAACCAGACAGTATTGAGAAAGTTACAGAAGGTGGTATCATTCTAGCTGTTAATGAAAAAAGAGAACAACAAGCACAAGAAATTGGTACTGTTGTTTCTATAGGACCAACAGCGTTTAAACATTATGGTGGAGAACCTACTGATTTAAAAGTTGGAGATAAAGTAGCTTATGCTAGGTATTCTGGTAAAGTTATGGAAGGTACTGAATTAGTCATTTTAAACGATGAAGATATTGTAGCAATACTTATTAAGGAATAAGAAACATGGATACAGAGAATCAAGAAGGCCAAGCGGTTATTGAAACAGAAGTTGTTAATCCTCCCTCTATTGAGGACAAAGCAAAAGAACAAGGTTGGCGTCCTAAAGAAGAATATGAAGGTGATCCCAGCAAATGGGTTTCTGCGGAAACATTTGTTGCTAAGGGAGAACTAATAGAAAAGATTGAAGCTCTTGGTAAAGAACTTAAGAATACTAAAAAGGCTATGGGGATGCTTCAAGAGCATCACACTAAAGTCAAGGAAGCTGAGTTTGCTAGAGCAATAGAATATCTTAAAGCTAAGAAGAAGGCAGCTTATGAAGCTGGTGATGTTGATGCAATCATGGAATTTGATGACAAGATTGCTGAAGTAAAAGAAACACAAAAAGCTCAAGTAGTTGCTTCTAACATATCTGAAGAAGCCGCCGAAGCAGTTCATCCTGATTTCGTTCAATGGCAAAAAAGAAATTCCTGGTATACAGAAGATGATGACATGAAAGAAGTTGCAGATGATCTTGGTATTGCATACGCAAATAGAACTAAGAAATCTCCTTCAGAAGTTCTTTCTTATGTTGAATCTAGAATTAGAAAAATGTATCCAGAAAAGTTTACAAACCCAAATAAAGGTAAACCCTCTGTAGTAGAAGGAAGTGGTAGTCCTGGTAGAACAACACCCAAAGGTGAAGAAGGTTTAGACCTGTCTGATGAAGAAAGACAAGTTATGAATACCTTCATTCGTTCTGGTGTTATGACCAAGGAAGAGTACTTAAAAGAATTAAAACTTGTAAGGAATAAGTAATTATGGCTATTAGTAAATTAGAGAGAACAAAGCGAGCTTCTATTAATGGAACTCGCCATAAATTAAAGATTCGTGGGCAAGAGCCTGGTTTTGTGTATCGAATTGTGAATGATATTGATGATCGCGTATCTATGTTACAAGAACGTGGTTATGAGATTGTTACGGATAAAAACGTAACAGTTGGTGATAAAAGAATTGCAAATCCTACACAAGAAGGAAGTCCTGTTAAGGTTTCTGTCGGTGGTGGTATTCAAGGTTATGTCATGCGAATTAAAGAAGAATGGCATGCAGAAGATCAAGCTGCTAAAAATGAGCAAATTGATAAGCTTGAAGAAGCTATGTATAAAGACAATAAATCTAATGATTTCTATGGTAAACTCAAAATTACTAAAGATTAATTACAAACTTCCCTCTTGTGTTTTTAAATGAGGGTAAAAAATAAATGGCGAATGTTTCGCGCATCGCTGGTTTTAAACCAGTAAAACATATTACCGGGGCTCCGTACAACGGCCAAGCTAATATTTATGAGGTTCCTGCTGGTGAAGCAGTTCCTGTGTTTGTTGGAGATTTAGTTAAATTATCTGATTCTGCCGCTACTGCTGGTGTTCCTGCTGTGGAAGCTGTTGTTGGTGCTTCTGCTCAAATTACAGGTGGTCCTATTTTGGGAGCTGTGGTTGGTGTAATCAATACTAAGTTTGATCCGTTAGATGGTTTGATGACTACTGGTTCTGTATCCTTGGATACTCCTGTATATCGTCCTGCTTCTACTAAGCAATTTGTATTAGTTGCTGATTCTCCTGATTTAATTTATGAAGCTGAAGCGGATGCTGCTGTTGCTGCTGCCTCTGTTGGTCTTAACGTTGGTGTGGGAGCTTCTGCTCATACGACACCTCTGTTGACCGGCGCTTCTCCTATGTATGTATATTCTACTACAGCCCCGGCTGCTACCTCTACTCTGCCATTGCAGATTGTAGGTGTGGTTAAGCGCCAAGATAATGAAATTAACTCTGCCTACAATAAAGTGTTGGTTAGAATTAACGTTCATACCTATGGTTCTGTTGGTGTTGCTGGTGTTTAATAGAGGAGAATAATAAATGAGTGGTGTGATTACTTCTAGCTCCTTTGCTAAACTGCTGTGGCCTGGTGTTAATGCGTTTTACGGAAGAGCTTACAAAGACTACCCGGAAGAGTGGTCTAAATTAGGTTTTGAACAAAAGAAGTCTACAAAGGCTTATGAAGAGGATGTTGGTTTAACTTCGTTTGGACTGGCAACAGTTAAAACTGAAGGTGGTCCGATTTCTTACGATACTGAAAGACAAGGCTTCACGACTCGGTACAACCATGTTGTGTATGCTCTGGGTTTCCAGATTACTCGTGAGGCGTATGAAGATGACCAATACAGTATTGTTGGTGAGCGTAAAGCTAAGGCGCTGGCTCGTTCTATGCGTTACACCAAGGAATTAGTTGGTGCTAATATCTTTAATAGAGCGACTACGGCTGGTTATACGGGTGGAGATGGTAAGACATTACTGGCTTCCGACCATCCTAATATTACTGGTGGTACTTGGTCTAATATGCCTTCTGCTGCTGCGGACTTGTCTGAAGCTGCTCTTGAACAAGCTGCTATTGATATTGCTGCCTTCAAGGATGATCGTGGTCTGTTGATCGCTGTTCAACCTAAGAAGCTGGTTATTCGTCCTGATCAGATGTTTGAGGCTAAGAGAATTCTTGGTTCCGATGGTCGTCCTGGTACTGACTTGAATGATCCGAACGTACTGAAGACTGAAGGTATTATTCCTGAAGTGGTTATTAACCATTATCTGACTGATTCCGATGCTTGGTATATCATCACTGATATTCCTGACGGTCTGAAGTATTTTGCTAGACGGGAAGATGCCTTTGAAATGGATAATGATTTCGATACGGAAAACGCCAGATTCAAAGCTACTGCTCGGTATTCGTTTGGTTGGACTGATCCTCGTTGTATGTACGGTTCTATTGGAGCGTAATGTATGGCTAATGCTTTAACTCCTCCTGCCCGTGAATTACTGGCTAAGTTGGGGTCTATTGCACGTACAGATACTACAGCAAAAACATTATTTGGTTTGCCTAAAAATGCTCGTATTGTAGGTATTTATGTCATCGGAGGCACCGCTTCCGATGCTGCAACTACGGCTACTATTGGTATTGGTTCTACAGCCTCTGCCAATGAGTATATGGCTTCTTATGATGTGAAAACTGCTGCTACCGGGGTTGGTTACAATCCTGCTGGTGGTAAAGCTGTGGGAAGTGCTTTAGCAACTCCAGTAACTTCTGATATTAATGTATATGGTATTTATGCTGAGTCTGGCACAGCGTCCACCACTGGTGGTCCTTGGGTCATTAAAGTAGAATACTATGTATGTAACCCAGCAGACACTTTCTAAGTAAAACCCAAAAGAGGGGGATAGGTTTAATCGCTTATCTCCCTCTTTTTATATGTTGTCGCGGAAGGCCTTCATGGCTGAATAACCGCCGATAGATGCAATAAAGGTCTATCTAACTAAGGAGAAATAAAATGGCAATGAATGTTGTAAACATTCCCCCTTTACAGACAGCCGTACAACGAGCTGCTGTTACTACTGCCACTACTGGAGCTACACTAGTTGCTGCTGTTACTGGTAAAAAAATAAGAGTATTAGCTATGGTAGCAATTACCACTTTAGCTAATAGTATTAACCTAGATTCAAACACTACTGATATTACTGGTATATTTCCACTTGCTGCTAATGGGGGTCTTGTACTTCCCTACTGTGAGCATGGTTGGTGTGAAACAGTAGCCGGAGAAGCTTTAAAGATTACTCTCTCTGTGGCTACTTCTACTGGTATTCAGTTAATTTATATGGTGGTCTAATATGTTTAATTGGTTTAAGAAAGAACAACCAAAGCCCATTGTTGTTGCTCAGAAGACTCCAGCAATGAGATTAAGAGAGCAACTGATTACTACACAAGTAAATACAGTGGCAGTAAAAGATGAATACTATCATGAAATAGTTCCAATTAAAACAGAATTTAAGGTTAGGGTATATAATCGTAAATCGAGTGAATTAATTGAAGAGAAACAAGTAGTGAGTAAAGATAATGCTATTGAAACAGCACTTACTTTACTTGCTCAATATAATGGTAAGGGGGTTATGTAATGGCTTTAGCTTTTGCTTCTACTCTTCGTAATGCTATGCTGGATCAGATTAAGACTGCCCTGGACGCTGGTTCTGGTGCTGCTCTTATTCGTATCTATGATGGTACAAGACCTGCTACCGGTGGTACAGCCACAACATTGTTAGCTGAATTAACCTGTACTGATCCTTCTGCTGGATCAGCTTCTGCTGGTGTACTAACCTTCAGTTCTATTACGCAGGATTCTTCTGCAAATGCTACTGGAACAGCTACTTGGTTCCGTATGGTAGATAGCTCTGCTACATTTGTTATGGACGGGAATGTGGGAATTTCTGGTTCTGGAAGTGATCTTAATTTAACTACAACATCCATTGTTGCAACGCAACCTGTATCTATCTCTTCTGCTATTATTACAGCAGGAAATGCTTAATTAAAAGGAAATATATTTATGCTTATCTCAGAATTAAATACATTAAAAACATATATTCTCACTCAATCTGATCTTATTCCATTAACATCGGGTCCAACTACTGATCGTGCTTTATTAACCGAGAAACTTAACGCAAACGCCAATCCTAATGTATTAGCCTGGCGCACGTCTGTTGCTCCCGAGGAAATGGACGAAGCTGCCGATTACACGGTGTTTGATAGTATATCCGCTGGTAAGCGCGACTCGTGGGGCTTCATGATCGCCTTCCCGCGCAACTTCACCCGTAATAAGATCCGTAAGTGGGTTACTGATGTTTGGGGCAATGCCACAGTTAACAGTGCGGCGGAATCCATCCTCCAGGCGGCAACTGAAAAGGCTTCCAGGGCCGAGAATGCGCTGGGTGGTAACTCTGTAACGGTTGGCACGGTGACGGCCATCAAGCGCAACTGGGAAGGCGATGTGACAATCCAGGACATCGCGGAGATGTTCAATGCCTGACGACATCAAACTCGTCATCGCCATACCCACGGCTGGGACGGTTCCGATGTCATTTGCCTACTCACTGGCAACGATGGTGAGCTACACGGCGGCGAATGGCATTCCATCCCGTCCGGAAGCATCACTAGAACTCAAGATGGACGTGGTTGAGTCGTCCAACTGGATCACCAACCGAGAACAGCTTGTGAAGCGTGCTCTGGATGCCGGAATGACGCATTTGATGTTCTTGGATGACGACATGATGTTCGAACCGCAAGTGCTAGACATCATGCTTGGGCGTAGGCAGCCCATCGTCTGCACGAACTATCTTATCAAGACCGAACCGGCAAGTGATTTCGTTGCTGTAGACCTGAAGGGTAAACGCCTTCCGACCCACGAAAAGTCCAAAGGCATCCAGCCGATCATGTATTCCGGTTTTGGGGTAAGTTTATTTGAATTACAAGTATTTAAGGATATTCCACAGCCTTGGTTCGCTCCGGATTTCCTTTCTAAAGAAAATAGTTATACCACGGAGGATTTACCTATGTATAGAAGAGCCAGGGAAGCGGGATATAAAATATACTTAGACCATGATGCGAGTAAATTTGTGACCCACCTGGGCCGCAAAGCATGGAATTGGAAAGAGGTAAATTATGGCTGATGCAAGCACAAAAGTAACGACGACCACACAGATAACCCATATCGGTTCGGGAGCCTCGCTGGCCGCTGCCACAATCAGTGGATCGGCTGACGTATCAACCGCTTTGAGTGGAACGGGTAATTGCAACAGATACCCAACTGCTGATGTGGCATTGATGATTACCGCTACAGCATCAATTGCCTTAGCATCTTCTGCTGTTTATCTTTATCGACGCGACATCAACATTGATAGCACTAACGATGAAGCTGTTCCCAATGTATCTAATAAAAAGCATTTTGCTGGCGCATTTCAGATACCAGCGGCGACTACCGCTTCTACAACGCATTACGTTCAAATAACGGATGTTGATCTGCCCAGTCCTGGTGACTGTGAGTTCTATATCGAAAACGGCCTTGCCGTGAATATCCTTGCAGGATGGACACTCAAAATAACGCCTAAGACTTTGTACGGCGCGACGACCTAAGAGGTAATCGTGGCGAATATTATTCTTCCGCGTAAATGGAAAAACCAGCCAAATTACTGCACAAAGCTCCGAGAGAATAGCGACTTAGCGCAGGGATTGGTCATTGCGCTGAATCTTGGTGCCGGAGTGCAAGATGCGGTCAGCGGGCTGTACTGGATCAACACGGCCTTAATTCCCAACGTATCCAGAAAGGGAAATGGCTATAAGGCCACCAACTCGTCCACGGGCAATCTGGTTTCCCCAATCGCCTACAACCTCGCCCGACTCCCTGGCGTACCGCCAGACATTCTCAGTGTCTCATGGGGCCTCGGAAATATTGTGCTATCCTCCTGGCGGCAGATGTGGGGAACGGATAATTCACAAGCCGATGCATCTCTGGTCCATCTGGATGGCGCGGGAAAGATGCAGGTCAAGTTCGGTGGCGCTGCAAACTTCTCCACGGCCGACGGTGTCCTGACTAACGGTGACTATTGCGACCTGTCCTTAGTGATTAAATCCACCCGTGGCTGCGAGCTGATAAAAAACGGCAACACTACGCTGTATTCAACCGCCGCCAACTCCTACCCGACAAATGCCAGTGCGATACTTCACGTTTTTGGCAGCGGCGCGAACACCCGAAGACTAGATTCACAAATCCCCTACTGGTATGTGCACAACAGGGTATTGGCACGCGAAGAAGTCGCCGAGATTGCGCGTAACCCCTGGCAAATCTTCAAGCGCGATCCGCAAATCCTGTATTTCGATGTGGGTAGTGGGATTGGTTCTACTGGAACTATTTCTTGTATCTTAGAAAATTATATTAGTAGTATTGTAGGTACAACAACTATTGTTGGATCAATAACAAATACCCTAGCAAACCATACTAGTGTAATAACTGGAACACCTAGTATATCTGGAACACTTTCTTCTATATTAGATGATAATAATAGTAATATTAGTGGTACTATTTTAATAACTGGTACGTTATCTAAAACATTAGATGATTTTACTTCTAGTATCTCAGGTGCTCTTGGTCAAAATGTTTCTGGAACTATATCGGTTACTACAGAGGATAATACTTCAACTATAACTGGAAGTACCGCAGTTACTGGTACTATTACCGTTACAGTTACTTTAGCTGACGCAACCTTAGATGGTACTACTACGGTTCTAGGAACTATTACACAACAAATGGAAAACTTTACTTCCTCTATATATGGTTTTACAGGAGCAGTAGGTATACAAGCGAGACTTAGAACTCTACTTGGAATGGGAACATAAACGTGATAAATAAAAATTATTGGGCTTCTGGAGAGTGGAATCTCATCTGTGATAGTTGTGGAAAGAAAATGAAATCTTCTAATGCTAAACACAGATGGGATGGTTTCATTGTTTGTAATTCTTGCTTTGAACATCGTCATCCACAAGATTTTGTTAAACCAAAAATAGATAAGATAGTTGTACCATTCACTAGACCAAGACCAGATGAAGTCTTTGTTGAAATTACATGTACAGTAAACACACTGACATGTACTCCTGCGGGAGCATCTGGTAATGCAGACTATGGTGTTGCTGATTGTTTAAGGGCTGATGAAAACAGCTATCATGATTTTTATTATATTAATCCACTTGAAATAGGACCATAAATGAATACAATTTTTTATCCTGGAACTGTCGTTACATCAGAATGGTTAAACGACTTAAATAAATTAAATTATACTGTATTTGATAATCCATCAAATATTAGTGATGTAATAACACAATTAATAAGTGAGGGTATATTATCCTCTATAAATGAACCCGGAACCGGGGGTGGTGGTGGCGGTACTGTGTCAGCAAGTGCTACTTTTGATACATATACTATAATTGCTATTGGGGGTGAGACTTTAATACCATTACCTTTTTCATACACATTAAATGGTAAAACTTTATTTGTATACATCAATGGATTACTACAATACCCATCGACACACTATACAGAAACTTCTGTAAGTAGTGTTACCTTTACAGAAGCTTTAGTTGCAGGAGATGTTGTTAGATTTGTAGGTAATGTTGTAAGCAGTGCTTATATACCAGAACAAGCAGCACTTGCTGCTATTTATGCTTTAACTCCCGCTGCTAATAAATTCATATATTTTACAGATGGTACTACAGCCGCTTTAGGGGATATTACTTCTTTTGCTAGGACATTATTAGATGATGCTGATGCTGCTTCCGCAAGAACAACTTTAGGTATCTCATCTGCAATATCAACAGAAGTAGCAACACAAAGTATAGGTATAGATCAAAATTGGATAGATGTAAAAGCATCTAGAACTACTAATACTAGTTATCAAAATACAACAGGTAAACCAATAGCAGTGGCGGTTTCCTATTCTGGTGATGCGTATCGGTACATGAAAGTATCCACGGATAACATTACGTGGGTAGTGGTAAGCGAAAGCCTAGATTTTTCCGAGTTTAGTTCTCATACAACGATTGTCCCTGCTGGGCATTATTACAAATTTGAAGCATCCGGTGGTGCTGTTATCCATTGGGCAGAATTGAGGTAAATCATGGCTGAACAACGCATTAAATCTAACCAGATCGCCATCCGATCTTCCGCGCTGACCTCTTCCTCAGCTTCGATTGCGTGGGATATGGCGCTAGGCGACAACTTTACTCACACGTTCACGGAAGACACAACATTAGCAAATCCGACAAACAAGACAATTGGAAAGAGTGGATTTATCTTCCTAACTCAGCACGCATCCAGCCCTAAGACACTCGCGTTTGGGACAGAGTTTGTTGGGCCTAGCGGAACCCTTCCTACAATTACAGCAACCAATTCAGCAATTGATGTGCTGCAATACGTTGTCTTGCCTTCTGGTGATGTACTACTTACCTCGGCTCCGGCGGTAGCATGAGTGCTATTCATGCACCGATGTTTACAGGTGGAGACCCATACTGGGGTAATGTTATTTTACTAATGAACATGAATGTTGATTTGAATGATGCAAAAGGCCATACAGTAACTAACTCAGGTGGGGTATCTATCAATGGGACTGAAAAAGCAGCTGCTTTTAGTGGATCAAACTATTTATATGTAGATCATGCTGATTTTGCATTGTCCAATCAAGACTACACGGTTGAGTTTCTTTTTAAACTTAATAGTATAAGTAATTCAAAATATGCCTTTGCAAACACTTCTTCAGCTTATATCTGGTTAGGGCCTACATTAGGTAGTTCCCCATCTGGGACTATTGATGCTTATATACACAGCAACACAACAACGGATCAAAATATCAATATAGATACTTATTATCATGTTTGTTGGGTAAGAAGCGGATCAGTAGCTAAATATTTCTTTAATGGGGTAAAAGTTGGGGATTTTCCTAGTCTATACTCGTTAGGAGGCCAAAAGTTCGAGATTGGTAACACACCTACTATTACTGGTGGTGGAAGTAATGGAATAGATGGGTTTATAAAGCATTTACGCATTACAAAAGGGATAGCTAGGTATATGACAAATTTTACTCCACCAACAGCACCTTTCCCAACATCATGACCAAATAAGGAGAACATGGTGAGAATGCCAGACATCGACAAACAAGGACATTTTTGGGCAGGTAATACAATAACTTTTATTATTGCTCTTAGTACTTCCTATATCATTCTTGGGTTATTTGGTGGTATAATAGGAGGGTGGTTAAGAGAATATTTAGGTAATAATGATAAAATGGATTTTAAGTATACCGTATTAGGAAGTATAACAGCTTCTTTATTCTTATTTATAAGAAAGTTAATATATGACAATTACTAGTAGCTATGATTTCTCTACTTCTAGAGATGAGCTAATTAGAGGGGCACTCCGCCTTGCTGGCGGAATAGGTGAGGGAGAGGTCCCTAGAACAGCACAATATACAGAAGCTGCTGAAGCTTTAAATATGTTAGTTAAATCATGGCAAGTTGATGGAATGCCTCTCTGGGTAATAAGTGAGTATACCTTAGCTCTCGTAGAAGGAACTAATACCTATACGATTTCTAGTCCTAAATTACTAAAAGTAATACAAGCTTGGAATAGAAACACAACATCTAATATTGATATCCCAATGAGAATTATTACTAGGGATGAGTATAATAGATTAGGTAACAAACTTAGTTCTGGTAATCCTATTCAAGTTTTATGTATTCCTAACAGAACAGATACTACTGTTAAGGTATTCCCTACACCAGATGCTAATAGTGAATTATATAATGAAATACATTTAGTATATCAAAAACCATATAGTGATTTTGATTCGAGTACAGATGAACCTGAATTCCCATCAGAATATTTTGAAGCTATTAAATTCAATTTAGCTCATAGACTTTCTCCTGAGTATGGTATGACATTACAAGATAGAAAGCAATTATTACAAGAAGCTATTCTATTGAAAACAGAAGCCCTTGGTTTCGGAAGTGAAGAGGGGAGTTTGTTCTTTGGAGTCACACGTGATTATTAATGAAAAACTCACAGGGTACTCTACTTATGCTGCTTCTGGAGCTTCTATTATTTTAGGTTTTATGAATCAATATGCTGCTGCTCTTGGTATATTAATAGCAATGATTACATTATTTGCTAATCTTTACTTTAAGTGGCAGATATTTAAATTGGCAAAGAAAAATGGCCGTAAACTCTCAGACGAAATTACAGACAGTTGAGGATAGAAAATTAGCTCGTATTCCTTTATATGGTAATACATTTACCAGAGATGGTACACTAGCTAAAGATCAAAGATATATTAATTGTTTTCCAGAAACAACTAAAAATACTATTACAGACTTAAAGAAATTCTTTTTAGTTAAAAGACCTGGAACAATACTTGATACAACTATAGTTGCTGGAGAAGCACGAGGATTGTTCTATTGGAATGATCATATGTATACCATTATAGATGATGTTTTATATGAAGATAGTATTAGTATTTTTACTCTCCAAACTGATTCCGGTCCTTGTGGGTTTTTAACTGCTCTTAATCCAACAGAGGTTTTATTCTTCTGTGATGGTATTAATGGTTATGTTATTAATCAAGATTCCACTGTAGAGAACGTAGAGAAAGCTCATTTAAGGTGGGCTGCTTCTACTATTGTAGAACTAGGAGATAAACGAATTCCAACTACTAATAATGGATATTATTATACTGTATCTGTTGCAGGAAAGACCCATAGTTCTGAACCTACTTGGCCTACTACTATTGGAAATACAGTTACTGATGGAGATGTTACATGGGTATGTACAGCAGTATATGATGGAGCTACTAAATGGCAAGCCTCTACCCCTATAGCTGTTGATGATTTAGTAACCCCCGTTACTGAGAATAGTTTATACTATAAAGTAACAGTTAGTGATGGTACTACTGGAAGTACGGAGCCTACTTGGCCTACAGTAATTGGTGAAACTGTTACTGCTGGTGGTATTACATATGAATGTATGGGATATTATGGTGGTTTTCCTAGTCCTCATATACCAACACCTGTCTCTTTAGATGGATATTTATGTCTTGCTGAAAAAGATAGTATTGATATGTATAATAGTGCAACAATTAATTTATTTAGTTGGAACCCACTTGATTATATATCTGCTGAGAGTTTTAGTGATCCTATAAAAGCACTTGCTAGACAGAACAATTATATTGTAGCCTTTGGTGAAACAAACACAGAGATGTTTTATGATGCTGCTGTAGAAACAGGAAGTCCTTTTTTAAGAAATGAAAGCTTTATGCTACAGGTTGGTATCCTTGCTCCTAATGCTATTATGCAAACAGAGAAACTTTGTATGTGGGTAGGTAAATCAGATGCAGGAAAAAGTGCTGTTTGGATGTTAGACGGATTTTCTCCAAAAGAAATATCCACTGAATATCTAGAAAAGGTCTTAGAGAATGAGACTGATTGGGATAATATATATGGTTTTGGTTTAAGGGTAGCTGGACACTTTTTCTTTGTTTTAAACTTACCCACAGAAAATGTTACTTTTGTATATGATATGGAAGAAAACATGTGGCATGAATGGCAATACAATGGGGGTGTTTTTCCTTTTAATAGGTTTACAAATGATGGAACAGGCAAGATTTTATTACTTCATAATACCCTTGGTAATTTATATGAATTAAATAAAACTATCTATTCTGATTACGATGCTGATATGACTGTTACTATTATTACTACTAAATATGATTTTGATAATAATAAAAGAAAATTCTTCCACAAGACTGAAATTGTTGGTGACTTAGTAGATAGTAATATATCCTTATATTGGTCTGATGACGATTATACTACTTGGTCTAATGAAAAAGTATTAAGTTTATTAGAAAGACCATACTTTATGAGATGTGGATTATCAAGACGAAGAGCTTTTAAACTAATCCATACAGCAAATACACATCTTAGATTAGAGTTCTTAGAAGTAATTTATACACAAGGTAATACATAATGGCTATTGTTACTCTCCCCCCAGCACCTTCTGGAGATAAAGATTTTACATCCTCTTGGAATAGTTGGCTTGTAGAGGTAAAAAGAAAATTAGCAAACACAAATCAAACGCATAATGCTTTAGCATCTATCCAAGGTGGTATACCAAATCAGTATTATCATATAACTTCCGCACAAGCATCTGCTCTTTCTAGTGGTTTTTCTGGTACTATTGTTACAGCTAAAATCACCCCTGGTGGATCGAATGGTAGTATGACTTTTACTAATGGTATTCTTACATCACAGACGGCAGCAACATGACTGTTTATTATATGGCTGAGAGCCTCCCAGAAGCCCTACAATCGCTTCTAATTGAGGAGGATGAGGTAAACCCTCAAGACACAGTTCCAGAGGATAAAAACGAATGGATTCCAATTTTTGAGAACTTAGTTCGTACAGGTAGATTATTAATCTTCTATGAAAACAATGTAGCTATTTTGTTACGAAGACAAACAGCTTGGGTGGGTATAATTGATACAAAGGTCGGTCATGCTGCATCAACAAAGGATGTTATTAAGACTTATAAAAACTTTGTTGCTTGGGCTAAAGAACATTCGGGATATATGAAATTAGAAACCAGAACTCCTTTTGAAAAATATGGAAGAGTTATGGCTAAGGCTACAGGAGCTATACTTGAGGGAACACGACGTTGTTCCTATTTAACAAAGGAGAATAAAATGGTTGATGAATATGAATATGGTGTTGTGCTGAGGGAAGAATTATGCCTGTAGTCGCAATTATTGGTGCCTCTATTGGAGCAGAGATTGGTGCTGGACTAATTGGTGGGATGATGGGTAGCGTCATTGGTGGTGCTATCGGTGGTGGACTTGGTGGCGGTTTAGGTTCTGTTGTAATGGGAGGTAGTTTCTCTGATGGATTTAAATCAGGAGCTATTGGTGGGGCATTAGGTGGGGGTATATCTGGATACTTTGGAGCTGGAGCAAGTGCAGCAGAATTTGCTGCTGCTGATGCTGCTCAATTAGCACAACAAGGATTAAGTTCCGCACAGATTGCAGAGACTCTTGGTTACTCTGGATTAGGTTCGGGAGAGATAGCAACAGCATTAGAATCTATTGGAATGGATGCAGCTACAGCTTCTAGTTATGGAGATTATGGTCTTCAACAATATGAGATGGGTGGTATATCTGGTCCAACCGATTTAAGTTCCATAGGACAAGGGCAAAGTATTGGAATGGATGGTCAACCCTTTGATATGGGAAACAACCCTCTTTCCTCTTCTGCAACTACAGATGGATCATTGAATAACTGGTTTACAAATAATGATCCTATGGGATTAGAAGGAACCAATACACCCGGTATGTCTCCCCAAGGACAGACAGGAACAAGTTTATCTGATATACCTAGTACTCCTCAAGTTTCTAGTGGACCAACTCAATTAAGTGATATAGGTTCTCAGTCTTCCATTGAAGGTGTTGGAAGTGCTCCTACAGCAACTGCTAATCCTCAAGTAGCTAATACAAGTACACGCTCTTTAAGTGATATGTTTAAAGGATCAATGAGCAAATTAATGCCTACTGATCCTAAGCAACAAATGCAACTTGGTATGGCTGGTATGCAAACTGTACAGGATTATATGAATGCTCAAAAGCTCCAAGAACAAGCTGATGCTGCTAACAAACCTTATAAACAATATATGGATACTATTAATAATCCTGATAAATATTGGGATCAATATCTTGCTGATGGAGGTAGTGATAGTATAAATAAAGCTTCTAGAAGCTATGCAAAGACTGGAAGAACTGGTATACTCCCATCATTATATACACAACAAAGACAGGACTTTATGCAAAAAACATTACCTGGGATGAGACAAGGATTACAGGGAGCAGGAACAATGGCCTCTGCTAATATGCAACAACAGATGTATCCTATGGCAATGAGACAACGTGGTTCTAGTTATATTCCACAAGTATTATCTAGCATGTACTATAAAGGAGGCAAATAATGCCTGGTGCTGATTTAAGTTATTTATTCCAAAACCAACCCCCTGCCGGTATGATGGCCGGTTGGGGCCAAGGTCGTGCTGATGCACAGGCTGAGTCTGAATTAGAGAAAGCTATGGTTGCTAATCAACAGTCTAAATTTAATTTAGATAGAAGTAAACAAATGCTTCCTGGAGAATTATCTAAGTTAAATGCTGATGCAAGATTAGCTGAACATAATGTTTCTCCAGATATGCTTAAGGCTGACCTCACACAAAAACAAGGTATGGCTAATCAAGCAAAAGCTAAGGGAGAGATAGATATCTCTGCTGTTCCAATTGAACAACAAAAACAAATGATCTCTATGTGGAAACAACAAATGAGTCATCTATATGATCAAGCTATTGCTATGGGTTCTCAAGGACAAGGTGGTGATTCTGCTATGGCTTATTTAGATGAACTAATGGCTAAACAACCTCCTGATAAACAAGCTCAATGGGAAAATCATAGAAGTTGGTTATCTAGTTTATCTCCACAACAACTTGTACAAGAAGCTACTAAAGCTAAACAAGCTCTCTTTGCTACATCTGATGAAGCTATGTTACAAGAAATGAAGAATAAGAGTGCTGAGAAGATAGCTGGTATAAGTGCTAATGCTAGAAGTCAAGGTGATGGTAAAGAGCAAAAATATAGTATTGAGCAGAAAATAACCCAATACACAGAAATGCTAACAGCTATGAAACCTGGTGATCCTCGTAGAAAGACGATTGAAGATGCTATTAAATATTTAGTTTCTCAGAAACAATCTATGGGTGCTTATGACCAATCTTATGACTTACGAACAGGAGATGTTCGTAAACGTGCTCCAGGAAGTGAAGTAGGAACACAACCCTCTGCTCCAAAGAAATGGAATCCACAAACTAAAAAATGGGAATAATATATGGCACAGTATCAAATGCCGGATGGAAATTTATATAATTTTGAAAGTGACGACGAAGCTACTTTAGCTATGGAGTCTTGGCAAAAACAGTTTGGTTCTACATCAGTAGGAGAAGATATTAAATTAGGTCTAGTCAATGCGGCTAGACCTTTTGTACAAGCTGGTTA